AGATGAACCACCACCTTGTTGTTCTTGTTCTTCTGCCATTTTAATTTTCCTTTATTTTTATAATTTGTTAAAATCCGTAATTCCTAATTGATTTCCTTTGTCATCATATATTCCAATTCTATAAGCAGAGGATGGAAGTGCGTTTGTATATACCTTTAATACATTATCTCCATCTTTTACATATGAACTTGACTTTGATACAACTCTATTTGCGATATCAAATATCTTTATAGTCACCGTTTGTGATACTTCACTTTTTACATTCATAGCTACTTCTGATGTTACGAAATGTGATTGTAATTTAATACCACTCACACTTTGAATTTTTAAGGATGGATCAATTTCAGCCATAGGTATTACATCCATTGTTTTTCTACAACTTACTAATACTAATGTCATTAAAAATCCTAATCCTAATAATTTATCAATTCTTCTCATTTTATTTTACTATTATTGTTGTTTTACCCAATTTATTTTTAGTAACATCTTCCAATAACAAATATAAATATTTACTTTGTAACCCTTTAGTGTATATTTTTTTCTTATTTATACCAATTTGTCCATTAAATCTTTCTCTCGTTAAAACTTGATTGTTTACACTATCCCCAATAGTTAATGTGTATACATCAGTTTTAGGTAATTCAAATTGTATTTCTTGTCCGTTTTCTACACTACTTTCCCTAACACTAAATATATTTTGAACTGGTTGTGGTGTTGGTATAACCTCTACTTTTCTACAAGATATTATAAAAAAGATACAACAAGATATTATAATTTTAATGCATTTCATTACTTCATTATTACTTTTAATGTTCTACCACTTTTATTTACTGCATCCATAAATCCAACTGAAATCAAACCTAATATATTATCCAATTTTGTTTGTGGTTTGAAACTGATTTTATATTCGGTAGTATTATCTAAAATTCCACCATCAGTAATCAAAGAACCTAAATTGATATAATCACCTTTGTCCGTTCCGTAGTTGTTTGGATTACCTTTTGTTTTGTAAGATATACCACTAAACTTTAATAAAGAATTATCGTAATTTAATTGTAATTGTGTTCCTACTAATTCTTGTCCTAATGGGTCAATGGTAATATATGCCGTAACACTATCACCTACTAATTCAGTTATGATTGATGCGTTGATTTGATTACTAACATTCATTGATTTAACTGACATTGTAGTTATACTATTTGATATCGGAGTTGATGAATGTGATAAGTTTGCATCACCTTTCCAACCAATTGCAAAGTTAAGAGTGTCTATTGATTTACCTGTATTGATATCAAATGAATACGAACTTCCTAATGGTGTTGTGAATGTATTCCAATTTGATTTACCAATTTGATTATATGTTGATTGTGGTATTATTCTTAATGTTTTATTTAAGTTAAATGTATCTACTAAATTTTTCTTTCCTGTCAAATGTTGTAATAGTAAAAATGCATCCGTTTCATTCAAATACCCATCTTCGTTTACATCTGCATTTTTGTATTGCATACCATAAATAAATTCGTTACCAGTTTGATTACCAAATAAACCAATATTTGCAACTTCCTTAAATGCCAACCAAACATCCGATACCGTCACAATATTATTATACAATGTGGTAAGATTATTTATAGTTGATAATGATATTGATTGTGGTTTATATGTTTGAAGTGCTGAAAATGTAAACTCTGCCGTTAATGCGTAATAAAATCCACCATTTCTTATATTAGCAGAATATGATGAACCAGCAAAATTAAACTGAGTATTTGTATAAACATAAACTTCTGTCCAACCATTAGGGTCATACGAATTAAATGTAACAGGTCCATCCCACAAATCAAATAATTGTAAACTACTTATTTTTGATGGCTCATTTATAATACCATTTACTTCTCTACTATCTATTCCAATTCTATATCTTTGATTGTATGTATCGTATCCGTAAATTACGCACCACTCCGCTTGTCCTGTGGTTGTCAATGCTTTAAATCCATTATTTACTTTAACACTATCAATACTATTTGTAATTTCTACTTTACCAGCTGAACTTAATCCAATTGAACCAAATGAAAATTTAGTTGCATCTAAATTAGTATTAAAATTAAAATTACTAACAACTCTTTTGGATGGAATGGATGATATATTAGTTACCTCATTTGTCCAATATGAATATGTGTTTGGTGCGGAAGGTCTACTCCATCTTAAATAAAATGCTTCACCTCCACCATATTCTTGTGTTCTTGCGGTAATAAAATATCTATTCCCCGCAATTAAATTTATAGAACCATATTGATATCCACTTGCTCCATGTCCACCATAAAATGATGTAACAACAACACCATCAACCAAAAGGTCGGATGCATCATCCGAATTTACACCAAATCTATATGTTCCCGTTTCTTGTGGTATAAAGTAAAATTCAAATTTATATCCAAAATAATCACTATTCCATCTTGGAACATTGAATGAACCCTCCGTCATTGTGGCTAATGTTACTTCACCAGTATGTGTTATTGTTGTATTTGTGTTTGTCGTATTGAACATCGTTACAAAATCTGCCGCTGTATTTGCAAACTGTCCATATTGAGATGTACTACCATTCCCAGCATGCGTTTTGTAGGATGTATAATTAACATATCCCCAACCCGATTGAGCAGAGGATATGTTATACAAAAATATTGATAATAAAAATATAACTAATTTTTTCATATTATTCTATTGTTAAATCCACCTTTTTACCCAAACCATCAACTGCATCTGCTAATACAAAGAAAAATAAACCAGCTGTATTTGTTAAAGGTTCTTTTGGTGTAAATACTAATTTATATGGGGTTCCTATTTTAATTCTTGCCGTTTTCAATTGGTCAATAGAACCAAATGTCAATCTACCATTATCTCTAGTAGAAAAGTTTGTCATAGTTGAACCTGAATCAAATATAATATTATCTAATGTTAACTTAGATTCATCGTAGTTCATAATAACTTGCAAACCTGCTAATCCTTCTTTTGTTAATGTAGTCGTTAATACAACCTTACCATTTTCCAAAGTAGATGTGATACCCAATGTTGCCTTTTCAAATATAGGAGCTGTATATGCCATTGATTTTACTGAGAATGATTGATATTTGTTATCGTTTATTGAATTAACATAATTGTTAGTTGCAATTCTATTTGCAATTGTGTCAGGATGAGATGAATGTGACCAGTTTAAATCACCACCCCATGCAAATACCGCATCAACAGTTTGTGATGGTGCCGTAATGTATACTCTATTTTTAGTAACACCATCTAACCAACTTTGATTTAATAAACCACTATACCATCTCCATGAAGTTGCAATTGATGTTGGAATGAATACATTTGATGAAACATCTTGTCCCATTACATATGCAAATAAGTTATATGAGTCGGATTCGTTAAATATATTATCGTTCTTTGTTACATTACCAATTTTCTTTTCAAATGTAGGTCTTGTAAAGAAGTTTGAAACTCCACTAATATCAGTTTGAGCATGTCCTAAGAATGCTTTATATGCGTCTGAAACTGTAATTACATTATTCATCCAACTTTTTTGAGAAGAGGGTGATACAAAAACTCCAACACTATCACCAACCTTAATACCTGATGTGAATATTACTTCACCACTTGCGTCTAACGCCTTTTGTGTAATTGGTTGTTGTGACCAGTCGATATCACCACTACCATCCGTTTTCAATCTCATCAATTGAACATTGTGATCTGAAATTGTATAACCTTGTGGAAATAAAACTCTAACTTTGAATTGTGATGTGTTACCAGTTACATTTGATATAGATGACCAGCCACCACCATAGATAGTTCCAACATTTGCACCTGTCGTATCAGTACCGGTTGCTAAATCTATTTTGAATATATTATTATAAGTATTTTGGTCTTTTAAGATATACTTTTGAGTGGCAATTAAACCATCAATAGGTGCATCTGCTCTTTGAACCGTTAATTGACCAACATTCCAATCTGCATTTACTACATAATTCCATGGAGTCAAACCATATTGTACATCCAAATCGTTATCACTTGCACCACCATTTGGAGTAAACTTATAGTTATTCCAACCCGTATAGAATGTTTGAGTTGATGCACCTTGATTAAATGTGGTAGATACATAAGTTAATGCCTTATTGTTAAATTGATATCTAAACCAAAGATATCGTGGATGTTTAATAACTTGACCTTTTGTTAAGGTGTATTTAACAATAATAGTATCACCTACCTTTAATCCGGTAGTTGGTGATAATGATTGTGCAATTGTTAACTGAGCATTTGTCGTATTAAACGATAGTAGGGATAGTATTGTTATCCCTAAAATAAAGAATTTCTTCATTTTTTACTTGGCCTCTGATAGTTTAGTGATTAGTTTATCACAACCTTTTTTAAGTGCATTACTTAAACTTGTTTGATTAAAACTACCACCTTCGTCAACTATCAATGTGCTCATTGAAATTTCTGATGAGGATTCTTCTACAATAACTATTTTATCTTTTTTGCCTTCGGATTTTAAAACGCCTCTTAAACGGATAACAACCTCTTCTTCATTTTTATGAAAAACAGATACATTCTTTTTTGTTGTAAGAACATCTAAATATATAATTTGAACTGATAATTTGTTTGTTGCATTTGGTGAAAGATCATATTCTTTCTCTTGTAAGAAAGCTTCTAAAATATTCTTAACTCCAAATTCTAATTTTCTATTACCTGCTAATTTACCAATTTTAACTTCATTTGTAACACCCTCAACCCAAATATATTTTTCTTCATCATACCAAATATTACCAGGCATATTTTTGAATGAACCATTGAATTTATGGTCAAACCAATTTCCAACTTTTGCAGGTAACTCACTTCCACTATAATGTAAACCAACCATTGTAAATTGGAATAGTAATGCTATGATTACCCATACCAATCCAATGTATGCTAGTGACGATAATAATATATCGTTCCAGTTTTGTTTTAACTCTAATAATTTTGCTTTCATCTATTACTCCTTTTACTTATATAAGTATAGTATTATAGATGATTATTATCAGATTTTTAATTTAAGTGATACTATTAATTTTTTATCTATACCATACTTCTGGCAAATAGATTGGATTTGTTCTCTACCCTCTCTAGTGTTGTATAATATTTCTAAATAATCACATGCTTCTTTAGAAGAACACATATATTCTTTTATAATTAATTCCATCAACCAGTCTTCATATTCGGTTGCTTTTCTACCTTTAATATACTTTAGATAATATTTTTTAGGTGGAATCATATCAATAAAGAAACGATAGAAATATTCATTTGGTAGTGATTGAATATATGGTTGCACATCTGCTATCCATTCTATCCAATCAGGATTCATAGATAGATACCTTTGTATGATAAAATTACCAAATGTCTTTTTATCATCATCTGATATTTTATCCCAATACTCCGGATCTTGATATTCAGTTACAGCTGAGATATGGTCAAATAATCCCAATCTCTTTGCTGTAACTTCTGTTGTTTCTTTTTTACTTTTAGCCATTATCTGGTCTTAATGATTTTGGTAATAACTCTTCAAATACTTCACCACAGTCAATACACAAATATACTTCTACTGGAATTACTTGCTCTTGTCCGTTTGCATTTGCTAAAGCACTTTCTTTTCTAAAGTGAATACCTGGTGAAAAAAATTGTCCACCACATTTACATTCTAATGCTGTTGTTTTACTTAAATCCGGTTGTGTTACCGATTGTTGTCCTAAGTTTGATAAATCCATTGGTTGCATATGTTATATTTTATCTGATTACCATTAGTAAATCCATCTCTCTACACAAAAGATAATCCTTATTTTCTAATTTAATTTTTTGTAAACTCATTTCACCTGTTGGTAATAATACATTATCACCTGGTTTAATTGTCATTGGAACTTTAACTCCACTATGTGTGTATACACCATCTCCCACCGCAACAACTCTTCCAATTTTATTATCACCCACTCTTACCGTGTCAGGAATAATAATACCACCAACTGTCTTTTCTTTTGCTTCAATTTCAATTAGAACTCTATCACCTAATGGTTTTGCTAATTTAAATTCCTCTTTCTTTTCCATGTTTATTTTTTATTTAATAATGTTTATAATTGCTATAATAGTTGCCATAAAACAGATTTCTTTATCAATAACCAATGCATCTCTAAACTGTCCTTGTGATAATTCTAAGATTACATTTGCAGTATTACCCGCTGCATAATCATCTAATCTTTCATATAAAGTTGAATATAATTCTGCGAAATCATTTACTTTATTATCACCCACTAACTGTCTTATTTGAATATACGCATTTCTTTTTTCCTCACCACCTGCTAATATATCTACAATTTTATTTTTGAAATCAGCCTGTAAAATAGTCTGTCTATCAATTTTTAATTCACCTTTAGATGATTGTAATTGGCAGGTATTCATAACCCTTCTAATATCCGGATAAAAATTGGTAATAATATCTGCTAAATCTTTTATATCAAATTTAATACCTTCTTTATTTAAGATATCAGAAACATGTACTGCTACCTCTTTCTTTGATGGTGGATTTACTGCAAAAGTTTGGCAACGGGATAAAATTGGTTCAATAATTTTTTCATGATAGTTACAGGTTAAGATAAAACGAGTATGTCTACTGAATGTTTCCATTAAATTTCTTAGGATTGCCTGTGCGTTTGGTGTCATATAATCAAATTCATCTAAAATAATAATTTTAAATCCTTTGAAACTTGCACCACTTGCAAAATTCTTTACTTTATTTCGTACAGTCTCCACATTGTTTTCATCCGATGCATTGATTACCATATAATCACATTCAATTGTGTTAGCGATAATCTTTGCTAATGTAGTTTTACCAGTTCCTGCTTTACCATATAAAAGTAAATGTGGAACATCATTGTTATCTAAGTAACTTTGAACCTTTTCTTTAAGAAGTTCATTACCAATATAATCTTTTAATGTTTGAGGTCTGTATTTTTCTACCCACAAACTATTTTCTTGTTTTGTTGTTTTGTCTTGTTCAAAGAAGCTCATTATATAAAATTTAAAGTGTAATCATCTATTATATTATCTAAGATAGTGTTTTTTCCTATTATTTCCAAACATTTATCCCTATTAATTTTGGTTTTGGTTTCTAATTTAACCAACATATCTCTATACTCAACTTCATCCATTTCTGATATTCTAATTGTATGTTTAGCTAATTTTTGAATTATAAAATCATAATTAGAAAACAACTCATCATAATCAATTCCAATTTCTTCCGCATATGTTTCAAATCCAAATTGATTTAAAAAATCTAAAGCCACTTTACTACAAATTATAAATGGTTTTCCAATCAATAAATTATCAATTGTTTTTTCAGTTATATTACACCAAATTTTATTATTGGTTTTATATAAACTATTTTGATTTGATTCAAACATAATTTGTATATCAGATGAAAGTGTTACATCTATTAACTTCATTGCTCCAATATGTTCCTGTTGTCCTGCAATTAAAGGTGTAGTATGAACTAAACTTTGGTTCAATCTATCTACCATTTTAAATTCAATCTTATATTGATCTAATTTATCTAAATTATTATGTAATGTTGCAAATTCTTTTAATTGTTCTATTCGATTTACATAATAATCATTTACTCTTAGATTTATATTTTCTTTTTGATGGTTTTGTAAAACTCTAAGAAGTTCAACTCTTTCATCCTTTTGTGGAAAATTTCTAATTGATAAATCTAATCTATATTTTTTATCAAAAGATTTAAATATATCATAACATTCATAGTGCTGTAATACAATTCTGTTTGCAATAAATTTCCTTAAAATAAATCCAAAATCAAATAATTTATTTGATTCGGTTATTCTATGTGTTGTATAAAAAATACAATTTTCATTTGAACGTATACGATCAAGATTATCAAATATATTATAAGGTTCTAAATTTGCTGTATCAAATATATAGTATTTATTTTTAGGATGTTTTTTAAGTGCTTCTACTATTTTATTTTGTAATCCCATTATATTACTAGGGATAATATGATAACCTGGTTCATCTACTAAATTAAATTCCTTATCAAATATAAATCCGTTATTTTTTAAGAAATTAAGTTGATGCTCTTTTAATTTTTCACGTAGTTCTTCACCAATTTCATGTGATGGTTCTAATACTATAAATTTAAAATAATCATCCCACCACTTTGTGTTATAAAACAAAGCCCTATTAGTTGCACTATCAAACTCACCATGTAAATAAATCATACTATTTTCCAGTTGAACCGAATCCACCTTCACCTCTTTCGGTATCTGATAATTCGTTTACTTCATTAAATTCAATTGGAGGATATGGGATAATCATGATTTGACAAATCTTATCTCCTACTTCATATTTTTTAGATGCGACACCTCTTTCCTTTCTAAATGTTGCTTGTAGTTCTCCTCTATATCCACTATCAATTACACCTACACAATTTGTTAAACTTAAATCGTATTTTCTAATAGATGAACGTGGAAATACTAATCCAACAAATCCTTCAGGTATTTCTATTGCAATACCCAACCCATATGTAATTTGGAATGCTTCTTCATTTACAATTGATGTTGCTACTAAATCTAATCCAGCATCTCCACTCTTTGCATAAGATGGAATAATTGCGTTTTCACTTATTTTCTTTATGTTTACTTTCATTATTATGGTTTATAAAATATAAAAATTGGTTCGTATTTGTATGAAGTACCTTCTAATTTCATAGAGTTCTTCACACCACTCATGTCTACACCCGTCATAGGGCTCATTGTCATCCTTAATTTTCCTTTGTATTCCATACCCAATTCAGTAAGAATATCAATACTATCTTGTTCTAATGGGAAAAACTTATCTTTTCCTATTTTAATATCTGCAATATTCCAACAAATGTATCTATCGTTTCTTAACCATTCGTATGCTGTTGTTAAAGTTGGTCTTAAGAAACCATCTCTCCAACTTTCATATGAATTAAATTTCTTAAACGATTGTGTATCATCATCTGAATATCGTTCTCTATCAAAATATGGTGGTGAGGTGAATACAAAATCTAACTTACCTTTGTATTTTTGAAACTCCGGTTCATTTGAAATTATTTCACTACCTGTTCTAAAAATTTCATAAGTATTCTGATGTCCCCAAAACGGGTTTGCCACACCAGGTACTTGTGAATTAAAAAACTCTGCCAAATATTCGTATCTACTCTTTTGTATCTCATCTATATAGTTTTCCGTATTAGGGTCATTTCCTATATAATGTATGTTTCTATCACCTACACTCAATGCTCCTAATATTCTACCACCCCATCCAGCCGAAGGGTCGTATATGTTAATTTTATCTTGTTCTTTAATATGTTGTGTAAATCTTTCATACAAATACTTTGCAGTTAATGGTGGAAAGTTTACCGCTGGCTGAGAACCCATACCAATTCTAAATGCTGCTGTTGCTTCAGGAAATATTCTTTGTCCTAATGGATATACTCTGATTTGAATTGGTTGCTTTGGTAAATCCACTAAGTTATCAATATTCTCACCCCAATCTGCTGTTTTTAATGAAGATATATTTTTATACTCCAACACACCATTTTTATATAATTCTTTAACTTCTTCTGCTGTAATCGGTAATGATGGAATCCTACTATCCGCCTGTGATAGAGCGAATCCCAATCCCTCTGCTTTATCACCACTCTGCCATTTCTCAATCCACTCCTTACCTGTTGCTAAGTGTGAATTATGAAACTCTGGATTATCTTTATGTAGTGTTTTAGAGAAACGATACATACCATCTTGTCTCGTTAACCTTCTCATTTGTTTTGTAAATTCGGGAAGGTATTGGTCATCTGTAAATATATCGTAAATAGATGGTTTTGGTTTATCATAAGTGCTACCACCAATACCTGTTTTATACATTGCAGGAAAGAATTGATTTACAGGAGTTGCAAATTTGTTGAAGTTAAAGATGACTTCGTTTCCGTCATCATCTTTTTCTTCAAACTTGTTAATTCTATAACCTTGTAATTTAGAAAAGTTCTCTATAATATCTGCCTCATCTACACCAATCTTAGGAGGTGCACCAGTAGCATCCCACTGCTCTTTTGCAGTTTTACGGAACATAGCTACCCATGCCTCAAAATCAGGAAATGACATCTCCAATACTTCTTCGTATTTAAGATTTACATGTTCATCATAGAACCATCCACTTCTCTCGTAAAAATATTTCTTTTCGTAATTCATTATGCTGATAACTGAACTTCAACTAAATAATACTTACAAACGAAATCATCAATGATGAATTGAATGTGAGCTAAACCTTTTGTTGATACCAATAGTTTTGCTGATGTAGCTTCTTTATTAGCATTTAATATTTCTTTCAAATATTTTGCTGAGAATGAAATTGCCTTTACTTCCTCACCATAACCTTCTTTTGCTTTGAAAGTAATTCTATTTGAGTTTACATTAGAATAACCAATTACTAAATTCAAATTACCTTTTTCAGTTAAAATAGTGAATGTATCAATATCACTCAATGCGTTTTTAGCTTTTACAAACTTCTCAATAAACTTACCATCTAAATCAATCTCAATATCAAATGGAGGTAATGATTTTAATTCCGGTACATTTGGGATAACACTTAAATCTGCTAATTGATAACTTGCCTTTGTATCATCACTAGATAATCCTAATGAAATAGATTTGTCTTCTACCTTTTGAACTTCTAAATCAATATCATCACCTAATACTGATAACATTTTGTTTAAGTTAGAAGTTGTATAGATACCTAACTCTGCGTTTTCAAAGCTAAAGTTATCTAAAATGATTTCACCTAACATTGTTTTATCATCTGCGATAAAACGAGTAGATAATTTCTGTCCATCGGTAGTCCATGAAACCGATTCAACTAATCCTGCTAAGTTATACTTAGAGATAAAGCGTGTAATTCTTGTTTTGTTCATAATTTATGTTTTATTTATATGTCTAATATACTATTTTATTTCCAATTTACCAAATTTAAAAGGAGAAAAATTCCTCTAATTTTTTTGAACTGAATGATGATTTTTCCCAACCTAATGCATTATAGAAATCATCCATTTTGTTCTCCAATTCTGCTTCGAATATTTTATCTACGTCAATATACTTTTGGATAAACTCTAATATTTCCGGTGGGTCTTGATAACCTTTGAATGCAGCTGCTTCTAATCCGAATGGGTTTTGTTTTAGATATACCCATTTAATCTTATCACCATTTTTCATTGGTTCATATTTGAAAGGACAATTAAAGTGTTTAAGTAATCTATTATATGTTATACCTGCTTTAATATGTGCAGGTGTTCCTTTTTCAAAATCACCTAATTGTTTATTTTTACCACCTTTATCATATTTACTAATTTCTTTTACTGCACCCCCCTTTGCTATAAGAGCAACATCTAACGAACTTAATGATTGTTTAAATTCTAACAATTCAGTATCTACTGCCTCGTTTGATTTACCTTGTAGAATATCTCTTAACATTCTAGCCATAAAATCTTGAAATGCTTTAGGAAATGAAGAACGAACTACATCTAATCCTTTCACATCCAACTTATCCATTGGTAAACCATTCGCTGCAACTATCCATTGTGCATATCGTTTTTTTGCAATCCATATACCAGCCTTACTGATATACTCTTTCTTAATTTCAAATCGGTGTTTCTTAATGTTAAAGAACTTATCCGACATCATATCGTAGAACTTATTTAAGAAATCTTGCACCTCTCCTGCTATCTCATCAATCTTTTCTGTCATTGCGGTATCATCAAACTCTGCCCAATTAGGAAATCTATGTTTAACTAATGGAAGTGCTGAAAAGAATACTGAATCTGTATCAATGTAAATGTTGTAGTCTTCATTAGTACCCAATTCTTTATTGTACTTAATGTTTACCATCTTTGCCGTATTCTTAATTACCGTCTGACCTGTTGTAGTTACCGCTGCTGCATTATCCACATCATAGAAACGGAATGCCGGTAATCCTAATACTCCATATAGTGAGTTCAATAAGATTTTTTGTACCAACTGTCTTTTTGCGTAGAATGCGTGCTTTGCTTTATCTCCTTCTTTACCATACTTTTTCTCTAACTTACGAAACTCTACACGTTGCGAGAACCACTCATTTAGGATATCTGCAATCAATCCTACCTTATCTTGTGTGTATAATACCCCATTAGATGATATAGATAAATTCTCCTCATTCAATTCCTTCCTCAATTCTTCGGTAGTATAGTTAAGAGCTGTATGTTCTATATTCCAAACTCTATAATCACCCTTAACGAATGCTTCTGCATCAAAGTTTGCAATCTTACCCACCTTTGTTTCCGGTGATATATTCAAACTCATAATGATCGATGGATATAGTGATGTCAAATCCAAGTCATATAACCAATCGTACTTACCAGGTATCGGGTCTTTTACATATGCTCCAATGAAACCCTGTTCACCACTTTCTTTTAATGCCTCCATTTGTTCCCTTCTATCTGCTGGTTTGTTAGGTGCTACTAAATTTCTTTTCTTTAAGTAGTTCAAACATGCTCCCTCTAAATATTTTGATGAGAAACAATAATCTTCATATGGTACATGTCCGGCGTGACAAATACCTCGACATAAGTCGATATATTGTAACTTTCTATCAAACTCAACAACTAACTCAACATCAATAATGTTGTACTCAATAAACTTCTCAATATCATCTCTGAACAAATCATCCAAACTTCCTTCGTATTCTAATTTTGTTCTACCTAACTCCTGCTTTGCAATATAGTTCAATGCGTAGGAAGGCATTAGTGAATAAGTAAACTTCTTATATAATGTAATATAATCTAAAATAGAAACACCTGCGAAACTCCACTTTTTTCGGTAAGGTGAATAGAATCCATCTCTAATTGGGGATAATCTATATGCGTTTTGCTTACCCAATACATTTGATAAACGATTGAATAAGTACGGAATATCAAATGCATCCACATTCCAACCAGTCAATATTGTTGGGTGTATATATTCGTAAATTGTTAAAAATGCATTCAACATTTCCCTTTCGGTTTTGAATGCTTTAATAAGTCTGTTATCCTTTTTAATTGTTGATTGTAACTTACCACCTTTATCTAAAATCAATGCGTAGTAAGTATCAGTTGCCCCATCATGCATTGCTATTGCTGTAATTTCATTTTCAGCTTTGTCGGTATCTGGTAGACCTGTTTCCATTTCAACCTCAATATCGAATGTCATTACCACATGTCCTTCTGATGGAATATCACTTTCTGAATATAAATCTACTAAGATACGAGTTGTTTCCGGTACATCCGTTTCGTAATAAGCAGGATCATCTTTTTGGAACTCATAGATTTTAGTAACTTTTGTACCATCTAATGCAGTTGATTGTCCTCTTTCTGCCGGTGCGTAAGCGTAATTAAATGTTTTGTAAGGGAATGTTTGATATCCCAATTTATCATCCCAAAGATGAACTAAATCTTTTCCTTTTTGTAAATAGACGTTTTGATAC